CTAGTGATGGTAATGAAGCCCCTACTTAAACAAGCATGGAGCAAATTAACAAAAAAGAAGAACCAAAAAAGTCCTTCCTAAGAAAAGTCAAAGATCACGACATCGAAATCTTGGCTACTTTTGTACGTCTTGGTGTTGTGGTTTGGAGTGGTTTTATTATCACACTTAACTACGTCGATCTACCCATGATTAAAAAAGGTCAAAGCGGTGGCGACATAACTTTTGTAGCCAGTGTCTTTACTGGGGCTCTTGCTACGTTTGGTTTGAATACATCTAATAGTAAGAACGGAAGTAATCAAAAACCACTTAACTGTCCTATGCAAAAGAAACCAGAAGAATGAAAAAGTTTCTCCTACTTCTCTTCATCGCATCACCGGCTGCTGCTCAACAAGTTACCCCTAATTTTACACAGGGGTCCATGCAATCAACCACTACTACCACCGTTGATATTACTCGCACTATCGAGACTGAAATCATGGGTGGTGATTACAAATCATGGTCTGGAACAAACGTCACCCCAAGCGGGGATATTTTGAGCGATTCAACCACCTATTCCGTAACCAACGCGGGCGAACAGTTCCAACTGGAGACTGTCGTTCGGGAAGCGGGAGTCGTGGAGTCCATCAGCATCGACGAGGTAATCGAATCAACCTCCACCACTACCTCGCTGTCTGTCTTCTCTCAGTAAGCCCTGCGTTTGCTACTGAAGACCCAACAGTCCAAAACAGCTCTAACCCCGTAGCTGCAGCAACGGGCAATGTGACGAACCAGGCGGTGCAATTTCAAAACAATGGTGCACCGTCTCGTCAATACTTTGCCAACAACGTTAGCTGTAACGGGGCTACGATGCAGCTAAGCCCGTTTTACATGGGCAACGACACTATCCCACGTGAAGACACGGGATATGTCCGCAACAATAACTTTGGTATGCAGCTCAACTTTAGTGTTCCGCTAGACGGAAGCATGGTTGAGCTGTGCAAAAGCATTGCTAAAAAACACGAACAAAAACTACGTCTTGATTACGAACTTGTTCGTGCTCTTAAATGTACGGAGATCATGAAGGCTGGATTTATGTTTAGACCCGGCAGTCGTGTAGAAGTTCTTTGTCATGACGTAATACCAATAGTAGCTAATGGCAAAGAAAAAAGCGACGGAGGATCAGTTCAACGAACTCCATAACCTCGTCACCAAAGAGTTTCTTGCCCGTATCAAATCGGGTGAAGCAACTACACAAGATCTAAAAGCAGCCTGTGATTGGCTGAAAACAAACGACATCAGTGGTGTGGCTTATGACGGCAACCCACTTTCCAAGCTCGCTCAGGTAATGCCTGAGATCGACCCTGAAATGGTACAGAAACGACTCTATGGCTCAGCAGTCCGGTAGCTCTACAGCTCACTACGCCGGTAACCGCCGATCCCTCTTGGTCAAGCGTGCTTACCAGCGCAAATACAACAAAAAAAAGAAAGAGGTAAAACGCAGAGTCGAACTCAAGCGTATTAACCGACAAAAGGGCACCTACGGAAACGGTGACGGCAAAGACGTATCTCACAAAAAAGACGGAACAGTCTTTATGGAGAAAGCTTCTAAAAATCGTGCACGAAACCGTAGTCGTAAATGACCCCTTTACTTCCTACTCCTGATCACTACTTACACAACCTAATAACCATGACGTCCTCTGAAGCCAAGCGCCTTTGGAGGCGCAGCATCAAAGAACACTTTGGATGCACATGTGTTTATTGCGGAATAACTTATGACTTACATGAACTTACTCTTGACCACGTACATCCTCGTTCTCTTGGGGGTGAAGACATCACATCGAATGTCGTACCAGCGTGTTCCGATTGTAATCAGGACAAAGGAAGCCTCCATTGGCGCTCTTGGATGAGAGAGCAATTTGGAAAAAATTTACTTAGAGAATCACTTATTTTATCTCACATTAACTGATGGCGTCGCCTAATTTTGCGAAGAAAAATCCCTTTATGGGGATGACTGTCGCTCAAATGAAAAAATACTACGACAGCAAAGTTCGTGGTAAAGGACTCAAAGCAAAAGACTTGAAAGTTCTTGCAAGTCAAATGCAAGCTGCAAAAAAAGCAGCTCCTAAAGCTAAAGCTAAAGCTGCTACACCTACACCAAAACAAACTACTAAGTCAGAAGCTACAAGCCGTTTTTACAGCTCCTCTAGTGGTACTCGCGGACAACTTCGTCCTAGCAACCCTCCTTCTCCAACAGTAACTCGCAAAGGAAGCGATACAGGAGCAAGTGTTGACCCTCGTGAGCGTCAGCTTCGTAAAAACCGGCAAGACGCTAAGCGTGGCTCTACCACTAAAGGTCGGGCAAACATCAAAGCCCAGGTAGACGCTGTTAGCGGTTCTAGTAAGCGCAATCAACGTCAAGTTGAAGAACGTCGTCGTCGTGCACGTCGGCAAGCCATGCTCAAAAACCGTCGTCAACTTCTTTCACGTCGACACAACGACATGTGATGCCTTACGGCAAATAAATAACCAACAGCGCTCCGAAAGGGGCGCTTTTTTTGTACCTAAATGGAATCCCAAATACTCAGACATGTTCTGGGTAGGTTTAAGAGTGTAGATACACAACCTTTTCGTTCAGTTATTCCTAGGGGAGATGCAATTCCTAAAACCCTAGACGAAGCAGTACTTACTAAAACTCCTTTTTATAAAGACGAAAAGGGTGCCACCCAGCACCTTGCCTATCAAAAACTAAACGACAACGAAGTAGAGCTTGTTCAGGAACCGTCGCCTGTTCGATTCAAGGATGACTTCTTTGATCAAAGCGTATACGACTTTAATGACGGTCAACAAGACGAAATCAAGCAACAACTATTCTCTTACATCCAAGAAACTGGAGGCACTAAGGGCTTTGGTGCAATTCTGATTGACGGTCAACGTCGTAAACCTAAAGCCCGTTATGGTGCGATGTCTGATGTCCCTGATCCAAAAGGCATCAAGCTAAATGGTAAAAGTGGCCTCGACAAAGCACAAGCTAAACGCGACAAAGGTCTAAGTTTTGACCCTGCTGCTGTAAAAGCTGCACTAGAGAAGTTTGGAGCGCCTGAACGGTTTGACGACATCAAGCGACATGTGTCTAAAGGCATACGTCAGAAACATGCTGTTCGTTCTGGTGTAAACAAGCGTGCTGGTAAAACAGTTACGACTATCGGTCATATCGGTTCTGTCAATGGCGGTTATCTCAACGTGCCTGAGAACTTGATGTATGAAGCCGCTTCTACCAACTTCAGTCGTCAACATAAAGACGACCTGCCTGAAGAAGTCCTGCGAATGCTTGGTATCTTCAAAAGCTGGGAAGAATACGTTGCTTACTACTTGTTTGAAGACTTACAGATGGACAAGATCCTTACTAAGTCTGATCGTAAGCGAATTATTAACGGTGAGGACTTTGAAAAGGTCTTCCGTCAACGCGAAGAACTTATCGAAAGATCCGTATGAACAACGTCCTAGAGGCGTTACAGGGTGACTTCAAGCTGTTTCTTCAAGCGATGTGGTCACAACTTGATCTACCCGAGCCTACAAAAGCACAATACGCAATCGCTGATTACTTACAGCACGGTCCAAAACGACTACAGATTCAAGCCTTCCGTGGGGTTGGTAAGTCTTGGATTACTGGTGCGTTCGTGTTGTGGGTCCTTTTTAATAACCCTGAAAAGAAGATCATGATTATCTCCGCTTCAAAAGAGCGTGCAGACAACATGTCTATCTTCCTACAAAAACTAATCATTGAAACGCCATGGCTTTCTCATTTACGCCCGAAGTCCGACGATGCAAGGTGGTCGAGGATAAGCTTCGATGTGAATTGCTCACCAGCCCAAGCACCAAGCGTAAAAAGCGTGGGCATCACTGGGCAGCTAACCGGAAGCCGCGCAGATTTAATGATTCTCGACGACATTGAAGTTCCTGGTAACTCAATGACAGAAATGATGCGGTCTAAGCTTCTACAACTTTGTACTGAAGCTGAGTCAATCCTTACACCAAAGGATGACTCCCGCATCATGTACCTCGGTACACCTCAAACTACTTTTACGGTCTATAAAAAGCTTGCAGAGCGTAATTATCGACCTCTGGTGTGGCCTGCAAGGGTTCCACGCAAGATGTCTAACTACGAAGGCGTCATAGCTCCTCAATTACAAGCTGACATCGATAACGGTGCTCAATCGTGGGATGTAACTGACCCAGACCGCTTTAGTGATGATGATCTGCTCGAACGTGAAGCGTCCATGGGACGTAGTAACTTCATGCTTCAGTTCATGCTCGATACGAGCCTGTCTGACGCAGAAAAGTTCCCTCTTAAAAACAGTGACCTCATCGTCACTTCTGTTAACCCTACTGATGCTCCAGACAACATCATCTGGTGCTCAGACCCACAAAACTGTATTAAAGAACTCCCGACTGTCGGACTACCTGGAGATTATTTCTACAGTCCGATGCAGCTCCAGGGCGAATGGGGTCCTTACTCTGACTCAATCTGCAGCGTTGACCCGTCGGGTCGTGGATCGGATGAAACAGTCGCGGCTTATATCAGCCAACGAAACGGTGTCATGTACTTGCACGAGATGCGTGCTTACTCGGACGGATACAGCGACAACACGTTACTGGACATTCTAAGAGGTTGTAAAAAGTACGGAACTAAGACACTGCTTATTGAATCTAACTTTGGAGACGGTATCGTTGCTGAACTATTTAGGAAACATCTACAACAGACTAAACAAGCCATCCACATCGAAGAGACACGTGCCA